CTTTGGAACTAAAAAAGGATTGCCTATTTCGTGTAATGGTGTTTTTGTTGAAGACGATATGGCATCAATTTTAATGAAAAATGCTGAAGTTGGAATGCAAACAAAGATGGGTGCAGGTACATCAGGTTACTTTGGAGCTATTCGATCAAGAGGAGAACCTATTAAATCTGGTGGTGTAGCTGATGGACCTGTGCATTTTATGAATCTCACTGAGACGCAAGTAGACGTAGTTGCTCAGGGATCAGTACGCAGAGGATCTTTTGCAGCTTATTTGCCTATTGATTCTCCAGATATTATGGAGTTTCTTGAGTGTCGTGAAGAAGGCTCTTCTATTATGCATCTATCACTTGGTATTTGTATCTCTGATGAATGGATGCAATCTATGATAGATGGTGATTCAGAGAAAAGAACTGTATGGGCTCGTGTACTTCGTAAGCGTAGAGAAAGTGGTTATCCATATTTGTTCTTTAGTGATACTGTTAATAACAATAAGCCTCAAGTGTTGAAAGATCAAGATATTCCTATTTGGGCGTCTAATCTTTGTTCTGAGATTTGTTTGCCTTCAAGCGATGAATGGTCATTTGTATGCAATCTAGCTTCGATGAATTGTGCTACATTTGATGAATGGTCTGAAACTGATGCAGTAGAAACGATGATTTGGTTTCTTGATGCTGTAATGGAAGAATATATTGAAAAAACTAAAGATATTCAGTTTATGCATTCTGCTTATGATTTTGCATTACATTGGAGAGCTTTAGGACTTGGACAGTTAGGTTGGCATACATATCTTCAATCTAAGAGCGTGGCATTTGAATCATTTGAAGCTCATATGCTTACTATGAAAATTAGTAAATTTATTGACGATAAATCACTTGAAGCATCAAAAGAATTAGCTATTGAATACGGTGAGCCAAAGGGCATGTTAGGTACTGGAGAGCGTAATCTTACAAGAACTGCAGTAGCTCCTACTACATCTTCTTCGTTTATTCTTGGTCAGGTATCTCCGTCTATTGAGCCACTCGCTTCAAATTACTTTACAAAAGATTTAGCAAAGGGTAAATTTACATATCGTAATCCTCATCTTAAAGCTGTACTGCATGATCATGGCAAAAATAATGAAGAGGTATGGGTAGATATTCTTAAACACGGCGGATCTGTTCAACATCTTGATTTTTTAACTGAACACGAAAAAGATGTGTATAAGACTTTTAGTGAAATTACACCGCTTTCAATTGTTCAGCAAGCTGGCGGAAGACAAAAGTATATTGATCAATCTCAGTCGTTAAACATTCTTATTCATCCAGATATTCCAGCTAAAGACGTCAATTCATTAATTATTGAAGGCTGGAAATTAGGAGTTAAGACATTTTATTATCAAAGATCAGCAAATCCTGCACAAGAATTAGTTCGTGATATTATGAACTGTGCAAGTTGCGAAGCGTAAGGAATACTACATGGTACACTATTATATTGAATGCGATTATTGTGATGCAGAATCACAGGTATCAACAGAAGAAGATAAAGAGCCAGAATATTGTCCGTGCTGTGGACACGAAGTAAATGCCCAATTACTAGATGCAGAGGATGACGATTAATTTATATAAATAGTATTTTGTAATTAAGGAATACTATATTGTGGTTATTTGAAAATAAAGAGTTTGATCCAGCTGATTCTCGTATTGATGAATTAGCTGGATTTGTTTACTGTATAACTGACTTAACAAATAATAAAAAATATATTGGTAAAAAAACTTTATGGTCTACAAGAAGACTTAAACCTTTAAAAGGTAAAACCCGTCGAAGAATAAAAAAAGCACAATCTGATTGGATAAGTTATTATGGCTCAAATGAAGAAGTTAAGTTGCTTGTAGAAAATGATGGAGAAAATAGATTTAAAAGAGAAATACTAAAGTTATGTAAGACAAAAGGTCTTATGAGCTATTATGAGGCAAAAGAACAATTTGATCGTGAAGTCCTTTTTAATGATGAATATTACAATGAATTTATTGGATGTAAAATTCATTCAAAGCATGTGAAAGGGAAAGAATAATGTACGAATATAAATGTACTATTAATAGAGTAGTTGACGGTGATACTGTTGATGTAGACATCGATCTTGGATTTGGTATTGTATTAACAGATGAAAGAGTTCGTGTAATGGGTATTGATACGCCTGAATCTCGTACCAGCGATAAGGTTGAAAAGGTTTTTGGTAAAGCAGCTAAAGCAAGACTTCAAGAACTTCTTGGAGCTAAAGGCGTATTAAAGACTGAAATTAATAAAGATGGTGAAGATATGAAAGGTAAGTTTGGTAGAGTCCTTGGCGACTTTGTTGCGCCAGACGGACGTATGTGCACAGAGATTCTTATTGATGAAGGTCATGCTGTCCCATATCATGGTCAATCAAAAGCTGATGTCGAAGTTGGACATCTTGCTAATCGTCAAAGATTAATGCAAGAGGGCAAAGTTGACGTAAAATTAATTCAAAAATTATCTGAATAAAAGGTTTACAATTGAGTAATACTATGGTATAATGTCTATATAATGAAAGGAATCAACTATGATTTTAATTGACTTCTCAGGTATTTCAATTGCCCCTGTCGCAATGGGCTTAACAAATGCTGATGAAAATTTAATACGCCATATGATATTAAATAGTATTCGTATGTATCGTCAAAAGTTTAAAGACAAATATGGTGAAATAGTTATTGTATGCGATGCTGGTGGAAATTGGCGCAAAGATGTATATCCTGAATATAAAGGAAAGCGCAAAGAATCGCGTGAAAAATCTAAGATTGATTGGGATGAAGCTTTTCGTTGTATAAATTTAGTTCGCGAAGAATTAAAAGAACATTTTCCATATAAAGTTATTCATCAATGGGGATGTGAAGCTGATGATTCTATTGCTGAAATAGTAAAATGGACTCAAGAGTTTGGTAATCATGAAGAGGTAATGATTGTATCAGCTGATAAAGATTTTCGCCAACTACAAAAATATGGTAATGTTCGGCAATGGTCAACATCTACTAAGAAATTTGTAGATGAACCTAATCCTAGATTATACCTTGAAGAACATATTCTTACTGGATGCGGGACTGATGGTGTACCAAATGTATTATCAGACGATAAATGTTTTATTGAAGGCCGTAGACAAACACCATTATCTGCTAAGAAAAAAGCAACACTACTTGAAGATCCAAAAGCTTTAGGTGATGAAGTTTATCGTAATTATTTACGTAATAAAAAACTAATAGATTTAACAGAAAAATCAGAATGTCCTCAAAACATTAAAGAAGAGATTATAAATAAGTATGTAGAACAAGATCAATATGGAAATAAAAGTAAAGTGTTCCCATATCTTGTAGCTAAGCGTTGTAGAATGTTAGTTGAAAGTGTACAGGAGTTTATATAATAATGATAAGTGATATACTTAATGATGTAATAAAAGCTAGATCTAAAAAACAAAAGATCGAAATATTGAGAAATAATGAATCATGGGCCTTAAAAGATATTCTTAGAGGAACGTATTGTGAAACAATTCAGTTTAATTTACCTGGAGGAAGACCTCCATATAAAGAAAACCAAGGCCACAACGCGCCTTCTAATCTGCTCAAAAAACATAGAGAGTTTATAACATTTGTTAAAGGCGGTCCAGGTGACTCTATGCAAAAAATGAAAAGAGAAAAGCTCTTTATCATTTTGCTAGAATCTGTCGAGCCGCCTGATGCAGAACTAGTTATTAATATGATTAACAAAACCCCAATAAAAGGAGTTACCAAAGCAGTAGCAAAAGAAGCCTTTCCGAATTTGATACAGAAATAAATATATGATGATTGGAAAATATACTTATAATTAGATTTATAGACAGGCCTTCTTTGGAAGAGTCTGTCTTTTTTTTAGGAGAACTAAAATGGTTTTACATAACAATCAAATAGCAAAATTACAAAAAGATTCTACTGAGCTTAAAGCTTATGTAGAGGAAATAAAACAAAAGGGTGACCATTCTTTAGCTAAAAAACTAGAATCAAAAAAAGTATATTTAGATCAGAAGATATATGAATTAGAGGATATGGTAGCATAAGACCTTACTAGAAATAGTATAGAAAAGGAACAATTAGTTTTGTTCCTTTTTTTATTTGTATAAATATAGTAAAATGGATCAGCAAATTATCGAATGGGGTAGACATGAAAACTTTTAAACAGATGAACGAAGATATTCAATATCAGAAGCAGCTCAACGAAAAAGGTTTGCTTAAGAAAATTGGGCNGGTNAAANNNGCTGCACTAGCAGCACTTAAAGATGACCCTGAAAAACATGCCGCAAAAATGAAAAACGTAGCTAATAGAGTTGCTAAGCAAGATGCCGAACATGAAAAAGCAAAAGCAGCTATGCGTGATAAAAGTAAAAGCAACGCCAAAGAATTAGCAGGCTTAAAAGGTGCTGCTAAAGGATATAATATTACCAAAAAAGGTAATGCTGATAATCCAAACTCAATGCGACCTCCGGGTAAAGACGGATCATTCTGGAGTTCTACTGTAGAACATAATCCCGGTAATAAAGGCTCAATGGCACCGCATCCTAAAGGAGATTGGGTAGATGCTGCTGGAAATACCGGAAAGCATACTCGTATAGCGATGACGCATAGTAGTACCTTATCTGCGAGTCGAATCTCTGCTACAGAAAATAGACTAAACGACCCGGCAGACAAAGAGCGCAGGAAATACCACGGTCCTAGTGATGCTGAAGAACGTGTGACTACTATTAAAAAGCATANNGCGGCGCTTAAAAGACACGCCCCAGAAGCAAAAGAGAGAATAGCTCATGCTGAACATACTTTAAAACTCCATCATGATGCTCACAATGCTGCAGGTGCTCATCTGAAAACTCATAAAATAAAAGAGTTTACAACTTCAAATTATAACCATTATCACGACCATCATTACGGTAATGGAGAGGAAGATCATCATTATGATGAAATAGAAAAGCATAAAAAAGCTGAACAAAAGAATCCTTCTGAAACACATATAGATAATGCA